GTGACGCTGTGGGGATTGCTGGTATTCCCCGTGTGCGCCGTCAGATCCGCATCAGAAGCTCTGCTGGTATCTGTTGGGTGCTGGTGATCGCCCCTTGCCCAGGTGGAGCTGCCGCCTGCGCTTCCTGCCCCATCCATCGGGGGCGCGGTAACGGACGCCTTGGGGATCATTTCGCTGATGCGCTCAAAGGTGCTGTCGTTGATATTATCCGCTTCCAGGTGGGTCAGCACATACGCCAGTTCTTCGGAGACCTGAAGGAGATAGTCCCGCAGGGCCTCCGTCTGCTGCTCCGCGTCCCCCTGCGGCTCCGGGGGCGGCTTGATGATTACTCGCAGTTTCGGCATTTAATTAACTCCCCCCTCCGGGAAGGTAAGCTCCGCAGGATTGATCTGGATCTTCCTCCAGTCGTAGTATTCCTCCCCCGGCACCATCAGCCGCCCGGAGAACAGGATCTTCGGTGGGAAGTCCGGCAGCGTGACCGTCAGTTCGTCCGTTGTTGCTTTTGCCCCTCTTATATGAGGCGCGATGGCCTCCGTATTGATTCCCAGATATAGCGTCATTCCGCCCTGGGGCGCAACGAGCATGGGGATGAAATATCCTTTTCCGGCGGTGATGGTTTTCTGCCACACGAGCCCGTAGTCCGTCCAGAGCGCCGCCGTGGTCGTGGTGCCAAGCAACTGCTGGGATCGGACGATAAGCTGCCCGCCCACCAGGGCGCAGCGCTCCGGGATATTCAACAACGCAAACAGTCTCATGTTTCGACCTCCACTTCCTCCACATACAGCGGAATCTCGCACTGCACCAGCCGGTTGCGGTGCCGGTCGCTGCTGTCATAGTCCTGTCCGAACCAGACGCACAGCTCATGCCAGCTTTGATTGAAAAGCTGGATGTCCATGTTGTAGCGGTCCGGCTCGGCGTTGGCGTAATGGATCATGGCCCGGAGATACGCCGGGTAAATCTTGTTATATGGCGCGGGGATAGCCAGCTCCTCCTGGAGGTAATCGTAAGGGCTTCCCCACGAAAACCCGATAGGCTGCATCAGGAAAAGCTCGGTGTAGACCTTGCCTTCGCATTCCCGCAGCCAGCGGGCCTTGGTTTCGGCAGGATAGGCGTTGGGTTCGTAGGAATCGACCAGCGCGATGCATTCTCCAACTTTCATGATATGTCCCCTTTTTGCGCAGAGGGAGGGTTATGCGCCCTCCCTCTTCGTCTTCTCCAGCACGGTGATCCGTGTCTCATGATTGCCCAGCTGCTGCTTCTGGCCGTCAATCTCGTTCCAGATGCGCCGGTGGGCGTCGGTGTTGTTGCTCTCCATCGTGGAGAGTTTGGTGTTCAGACTGTCCACCAGAGTGCTCAGCTTCGTCACGCTGGTGTTCAGCTTGATGGCGGGCGTAAGGACGCTAACGATAAGTCCCACAAGGACTACCACCACGCCCACGACTTGCCATTCCATCAGCTGTCGCCTCCTCTAGGCGCTTCCGGCAGGCCGGTGGCAACGCTGGTGAGGATGCTCAAGATGCCCGCCAGGATGGACGCTGACGCAACAGCGGCCCAGTTTACGTCGCTCATGACCAGGCTTGTGCCGATCATGGCAACGGCGGTCTGGGCAATCGTCCTAACCGCTCTTATGGCAGCGGCCTTGATGAAGTCTTTCATTCTCCGTCACCGCCTCCGGTCCATTCGATCCAGGTCCCGCCCTCGGCATCGAAGTAATAGACCTTGCCGGTGTCCATTTCGATGAACTTACGGCCATTCATCACAGCCCCGGTGGGCTTCGGTGTATCGGTAGACAGCCCGTAATAGTTGTTGCCGTTCTGTGTAATCATTGTGTCCTCCCTTCGAGAAGAGGGGCGGAGAGAATCCGCCCCTTCCCTCTGTCCCGTCAGGTGCTGGTGGCGATGATGCCCGCGTCCCGAAGAGAATCCAGCAGGGCCTTGAACTCCGCTGCGGTGGGCGCGGTAGAAGCAGCGTCCGCAACTGCCACGCCCTGCTTCACGGTGCCTTTAGCGTCAGAGCTGGCGGCAGGCAGGTCGATCTCGCCGGTGACCTTCAAATTGGTGAAAACGGTGTAGTCAGGCATATCAGACCCTCCTATCAGGACAGGTCGGTGGCCCCGCTCACACCGGCGCAGGCGATGGCACGCCAGTCATGGAAACCGGCGGTGAAGCGGGCATTGCCGCGCCACACGTTGGCATCGGTGTTCTCGTCGATGGAGCTCTTGACCGTCAGGGTCTTGCGGTCCACCCAGATCAAGCCGCCGTACTCGTCGTTGTACTTGCTGTCCATCAGCAGCCAGGGCGCGGTGCCGCTGGTGATGTACTGATTCAGATAGGGCCAGACGATCACGTTCCAGCGGCCAAACTGATAGTTGAAGCCGTTGTTGGCGGTGTCGGGGTCCTTGTCAGCGCCGATGGCGGCAAATACGGCCTTCTTCAGGCTGTGGATGTTGGGGATGATGATGGTGTCGGGCGCAACGTCCAGGATTTCGTTGTTGTCGCCGCGGGTGTTCTGCATCTTGACTTCCAGCATGCCCAGGGCGTCGGCGCTGAAGGCGTCGCTCCACAGGTTGCACTGCACGTCGCCGTCGATCTTGGCAGGGTGGGAAGCGTAGAACAGGTTCTGACCGTCCGCGCCGGTGAGACCGAAGGTGCTGCCGCCGAAGGTGGCGGAGCTGTCGCCCTTGATCGCGCCGCCCAGCAGGGCCGCGCCGAACTTTTCGCGGGTGCGATAGTAGGCGGTGACGAAACCGGCGGGCTTCTGCTTCAGGTCCATGAGCTTGGAATCTTCCATGATCTCCATGGAGATACGGAAGCTGTCCTTCCAGGTCACGGCCTCCAGGATCTTGCTGTACCCTTCCTCCTGGCCGTCAGAGGGATAAGCGCCGTTCTCACCGGCGACCTTGAAGCCTTCCATAGCGGTGAGAGAAGTGTACTTCTGGGCGAAGGTGTTGCTCTTGTCCTGGCGGAAGAGACGCTTCACAATGCTCTCCTGCTCGAACTGCTCACCCTTCTTTTCGATGAACTGCCGGATGGGAGCCTGGCTTTTGCCGAAGATGGAATCGTTGACGCCGGAGCTCTCGGAAAATACGATGTTAGCCATTGTTCAGTTCTCCTCCTTTCTTACTGGAATCTGACGAGCGTCGGATTGCCGGTGCCGGTGCCCGGAACCTTCTGCACGATGGTGGCCACGCCGGAGCTGGTGGTGGCGGTGATCTGGAGACCGTCGCTGTGGATGGTAACGGCCTGGCCGATGTTCACGCCGTTCAGGCTGGCCTGGTTCTTCACTTCGAAGACCATGTCCGGCTGGACCTTGATGCAGGCCAGGAGCGTACCGGCGGCGACAGCCGCAGACTCTTCCTGCATGCAGATATAGGTGGGCTTGGTGGTGCCGGTGCACTTGGCCAGCTTGCCGCTGGACAGGGTGCAGGCGAGACCGATATCAGGCTTGGTGCTGCCGGTAGCAGGGAGATACTCCCAGGGCTGCACACGACCGTCTTCGGTGCTGTACGGAATAAAACCGCGCATTTGTATGTCAGTCCTTTCTTTGTTTCAATCCGCCCTCCCCGCATAGAGAGGGACTTATCCGCCGTACTTCTTCCTGTCGGCGTTATAGGCTTTCTGGATCTGTTCGTCCGTCATATCGGGCATAAGCAGTCGGTACATTTCCTTCGTCTCTGCGGGTACTTCCACGTCGCCGCCTCCCCGCTGGCTGGTGGACGTCAGGTGGTCTTTGCCCCCCGTCCTCGCGCCCTGCCGGTTGGATTTGATACCGGCCAGGCGTTCCTCCGCCGCCAGCTTGTACGCTTCCGTGAATCCGAGGCCCTTATCGACGTAATCCCGGAACTTCGGCCCGGCTTCACTCGTCAGGATCGCGTTCAGGTCCGTCATAGCGGGGTCCATGGCTCTGATCTCCGCCAGCTGCCGGTCCACTTCCGCCCGTTCTTCCGGTGTCAGGGAAGGCTGCTGGGGCTGTGCCTGCCGCATCCGCTCGTCTACGATGGCCTGGATGTCCGCCTCGGTAGGATTGCCCTTGCTCAGGCGATCTTCCCGTCTGGCTTTTGCGACTGCTTCCAGGTCTTCCACCGTCTCGATGGTGCTGCCGTCGTCCCTCTCAATGCCCAGCTCTTTCAGCAGGGCGCTCACGTCGTTCCGCGCTGCCTGGTATGCCCGCTGTTCGCGCCTGCGTTCCCGCTCTTCGCGTTCCCGCCGCGCTGCCGCCTGGGTAGCACGCTCGTCTTTCGACTGTTCCTGCGGCTCCTGTGCGGCCACCTGCGTTTCTTCAGGTGCTTTGTCCGGCTGCTGACCGTCATCGTCAGCAGTTTCTTTGAAAACGTCGTCGAACAGATTGTCCAGATTGGTATCGTTATCCATGGTTTCCTCCTGCGATTTTTACGCTTTTCGCCTGCGGCTGTATTTTTGCGCTCTTACTGCGGGTCGGCCTTGCCCCGCCGTGGGGTTAAAGAGCCCTTACTTCTTGCCGGAGCGGAGGTCGCTGCCGGACTTCACCTTGCCGGTGCCCTTCTTGACACTCTGGCTGGGAGCCTTGACCACCTGCGCGCCGGTATTGCTGATCTTGCCAGTGTAACCGGGCTTATTCATGGCGTTTCCTCCTTCCCGCCGTATTTGGGATTTTTGCGCTGTTCCCCTGCGGAATGGCCCTTTTGCGCTGGCCGGGCGTATATCCAACCCCGCGTCCGGGGATGAATTACATAGGTCTCTGCTGTCTCTGCGCCATCATCTGCTGCACTGCGTTCCTGGCGTCCTCGCGGGCCCTGTTGTCCGTGTCGATCATCATCTGCTGTTCCGCTGCTCTCCGGTCCGCCTGCTTGTCCTGGCGCTCCGCCTGGAATCGGGCCTGCTCCAGAGCTGCCGCCTGTGCCTGCTGCTGCATAGCGGCCTGCTGCTGGGCCTGCTGCATCTGCATCTGCTGCATCTGCATGGCCTGCTGTTCTTCCTGCATCTTCGTCAGGTATTCCTTCGTGTCCGCAGCGCCGGGATAATGGAGAAGCTCCAGCTTCGTCCAGAACAGCAGCAGCGTGTTCAGCTCGCCGGGATTGCCGAAAGCGCCCATCTGAAGCATCTGCGTGGCGTCCTGCCACATGGCCTCGCGATTGTTCGCCAGCGGCGTGCTGGTATCGCAGGAGAACAGGAAGCGCTCGTCATCCAGGATGCAGTGCCACTCGCCCTTCTCGTCCTGTTCGTAGAAATCATAGCGGTTGAACTCCTCGTACTGCGCCTGCCCCCGGTCGTCGGTTGCCACGACGCTGCGGGGCTCGTCCGCATAAGCGACTTTCAGCTGCACGATCCGCTTGAACAACTCGGCGTAGGCCGCTTCCTTCATCACACGCTTGCTTTCCAGCCGTCCGGCGCTCTGCTGGGCGGCAAATTCTTTTGCAACGCCCGACTGTGCCGTGGTGTCCTTCCGG